TGGCTTTGCCAACCAATGCGTCACTATCTTTGACGACTTTCTCCAGAAGAAGGAGGTTGCGGGCGGTGATTCCGCCGCTCTCGACATCGTCCGTTGCCTTAATGGTGATCCTGCGCTCCTCCACATGGCTAACATCAATGACAAAGGCACCACTTACTTTGGCAGTAAGCTCGTCATTCTCAGTTCTAACCAACCTGATCCTATTTCCGAAGCCGTTACTTGCATTGATGCCGTTCGCCGTCGCCCAGACTTCTACATTGAGCTCACTTTTCAACCTGAGCTTTGCCTTCCTGGCGATCATCTCGGTAGCGACCGCCTCGATGAGGCTATGCTCGCTGCCATTAATGCCAAGACTTCCTTCGAAGATCGTTCTAGTGTTTACGTGTTACAGCGTTATCGTATGAAAGATCCGACGAAAGGTCGAGGCATTGACAAAGGCGAGTTTCTTAGCCCTACCCAACTTCTTGGTCTCATTATCAAGAAAGAAGAGCTCAATCGCCTAGTCTTCAATCGTCAGCCTCCTGTTCTCACCCCTATTGAGACTGCCAAGTCCGATGATCTCCTTGCTAAGTTCCGTACTCGCAATGAGAACATTGGAAAGAAGCCCTCTCCCACTCCGTCCCCGTTCAACAACCGCGAGGTCCCTCCCGCGTTTCGTACCGTGGATGATCTCGGCGGTCGACCTGCTTTCGTTGATCCGCCGTCCCATGATCTCAAACCTCCGCCTCCGATTGTCGAGCCCATTGATTTTAATGCTCCCCAAGTTCGTGACGGTCTTCGCGCTGCTGATTTTGTTTCTCCTGAAGCCCACGAGATTTTCCACGCTAATTTTATGGATTACCTCGATGCTCTTAAGCTCCACCCTCAGAACCATGCGGATGTTCAGATCCATCTCGACGCTTGTAAACACCTCTGCGAGATCTCTAAGATCGCGTGGGAGGATGTGGAAGTTCTCTATTACACACCCCTGCTCATTGCCCGTTCCAAGTCCGACTCACTCGTCGCCGACCGTCCCCCTGAGGTCGTGAGTGCAGTTGTCGGCAACGGGATATTTCTTACCCAGCGGGAGTGGTTCTCTAAGCTCTTTTCCCGCATCGTGGACAACGTCAAACTCCACGTTGGCAAGCTATGGGATTTCCTCGTGGAATACTGGCAATACTTCCTCGGCATTTCACTCGCTCTGGGAGTCGCCTTTGCCTGCTATAAGGCCTTTTCATTCTGGTCTCGCCTCGATAATGCCCCTCAATCAGCACCTACTCGTGTTCATACCCGAGTGGGAGCCCATCGTAGCTTCGCTCGAGCCCGTCAGGCCGTGGCCGCTCGTGCTGCCGTTCCTAAAGGAGGAAACGTACCTCAAAGTTCCGACACTCTTCAGCGAATGGCCTCCAAGGTGCTCCGCCATACCTACCATATCTTTTGGTCTGAGCAGTCGCTTGAATCGGTCGGACAGGTTACCATGCTTGTACTCCGTATCGGACTCACGAATGCTCATACATGCGATGTCATCCTTGCTAAAGCCGCCTCTGAGGGCCTTACCCACGTCTGGCTCCAGACGTTTGGTACGCTTTCAAATCGCCAACAGGTTTCTATCGAAGCCTTCCGCAAGGTTCACCGCGATGAACTTACACCAGCCCTAGACGTCGTCATGATTCATTTTGAAGATTGCGGCCTTCCCCAGGCCTGCGATTTTCGTGACTACGTCCCCCCGCTCTCTGACTTTGAATGTCGTTCCCAACTCAACGTCTGTGTTCCCGACTTAGTCCCCAATGGTGTCGCTCCTCGTTTCATGTTTGACTCTCATGCCAAAATAAACGACGACACCGGCGGCTACACCGTCGATCGCACAGGCGATGTCTACACCAACGCCTACAACATCACTTACCACTTCAAGACCATGCGTGGCCACTGCGGCATTCCTGTCTTTTCGGACTCCTGTTCGGAAGGCACTGCCTTGGTTGGCCTCCACAAATGTGGTAACAAGACCACCGGTGGGGCTGCCCCGCTCTACCGTGAGTGGATTGACCACGAGATCACTTTGATTCGCGCTATCTATCCTAACATGAAGTGGTATCCTCACAAGGACAACACTGAGTTTACGCCACCCGGCGACAACTTTCCCCAATGCTACCCAGGCGTCACAGTCGGCATCACCCGCCCCTTTCATGCATCGACTGATACGAAGCTTCGTTCTTTACCTCATGCTTCTCTTTACAATATCGACGCTGCTCCTGCTGTCCTGGATACCGTCAAGATTGGCGATTCTATTGTCAACCCTTACATTAAGAATCGGTCGAAGATGCCTTCTACAGTCCCTATCTATCCTTTTGTTCCTAACCGCGCTGAGCTGGTCTCTGCTGTTATTAACAATCGGGCTGCTCCTGAATCTTTGGATCTTAAGCAGTGGACACGCGTTATGACCTATGACGAAGCTGTCTATGGTATTCCTGGCACTCTCTTTGCCTCGCTCGACATGACTACTTCTGTCGGTTACCCCTATGTACTGACTGGTAGCACCAGCAAGCGCGCGTGGTTCACCAACGCCACCCGCGCTGCTATCATCAAGAAGACCGTTCTCGACAAGATCGAACTTCTTAAGAAGGGCATCCGCCCTCTCTTTCTTCACATGGATGTTTTGAAGGACGAAC